GACTGCTTAACCGGCATCCCCAGCCACGGCATCCCATTGGATGCGGCGATGGCCAAGTTAATCAAGGACCATGTTTTACCGGCTTTCGAGGACCCCGAGATAATCATCTTACATCCCTCGTGGAGGCATCCCTCGATAATCTCCTCAAGCTCATTGGCGGGGTTAGTGGCAAACTCCATGCACTGGCCGAATGACATGATGTCGGGAAGTGGTTTGGGATCGTCATTCCTCACCTCGATTGATCGGTTTGGCATGTTGGTGACAGTTGGAGAGTCGAGCATATACTCGAGTTCTATGGCTTTTAATTGTGCTTTATAGTATGGGTCGTCTTCAGGTCTCATCTGTATTATTTGGTTTTATGTGATTTTTGATTAATGTTAAAATTATTAGGGGCTTTAAATTTATGTGATTTCTGACAATGAATATAGCATCGCCCTCATTCATCCGCTTAACCATATCCATCGCCTTGACTGGTTTAATACCTAATCTAATAAACCGTCGTACGATGGTTGCCTGAAGTAGGGTATTCGTCATTCCCGCCAGTCCACAGAAACGCTCCACCGATACCTATTAGTATTAAATTTACTGGGGATATCCTGAATACAGATATGAAGTTTATATACCTTAATATTCATCTGCCACCCTGTCTTCCATCTCGTTAAAGTCCACATATTGAGTCGCATTCATCAGCAAATCCAAATTCTTTTTGACCTTTTTCGGTGTCAGTTCGGAGGTCAACTTCATCCAGTGGCTGGTGAGATCGGTGAAGATATAACTTTTGTGTGGTATTATATACCCCGTTTCTAATTCGCTTATCCAAGTCTACAGCTTTTGCATATTCTTCAGGCTCTTCCTCCTTAAGCCTTCTCCATTCTTTATTGCTGTGGTATGGGCAGAACCAACAGGCAGAGCGTGGAGGTTTAGGATATCCATTATCCTTCATCCATTTAAGACAATGATGCCTATGCATATCCATTTCGATTAAAGGCCATCTGTGTTGAATCCATGATTCTTGTGATTCTTTCATTCTTTGAATTTCATCCTTAGAAATTCCGATCCAAGTGGTGACGATTGGTTCTTTAGGCTTTTTGCCTTTCCATCCAGCAATCTCTTTAGTCTTTCGATTAATGGGTCGAATCTTAAAGTCTGTGGTACAAGTCCGCATGAGTAAACCGGTCTCTGTGAAGAATGGAGGGTTTGAACACCTGCTCCCCTTAATTCCTTTTTCCACATCAACGAGTAAACCATCCTTCTCCATCACTCGATACACAGGGAAAGGAAGCTCACCCTCTAGCCAATCGAGATATTCATAAACACTTTTTGGTTCTGCACCCACATCGCTAAATATTGCACAGTCGGGCATGGGTGTGATCTCACCATGTTTTGCCATTAATGCCATAGCGGATGATTGGACACCCGCACCTAAACTTAATATATTTTTCATAAAATTATCATTCCCGCCAAAATAGAATGGGTTGAATGGCGGAATACTTCTCTCCCTTCTCAGTCTTCGGTTTTCTCGTCCCCCAAGGGAGTCGGACTAATCCGAGGGGAGAGTTATAAATCGATGGGTCGGCTCCGAGCTTCATACTCATATGTTTAAACTGATCGGCCTTACCAGGTATCCAATCGTACCAGCAGTGAAGACTCTGACCTCCACTATCGACTATCATCTTGAGGGGGCAAATTGCTTCGAGGGCAAGTGCCGGTCCAATCTGTTCTGCCTTGGTCCAGGTTGGATCATCGATTTCATGGACCAAATACATCCGCTCACCGGCATTCTCCTTTACCCGAGGACCGATATCCTTGAATGGATTATAACTGATAAATTCCATCTGCCCTACCCCTTGCGATATCCCCCAATCGCCCGCTGACTTGATCATGGTATTATATTTATCCGCCTGGATGTTTATCCATTGGTCGGGCTTGAACAGCTTGGAAACAGCCTCCTCCGCATTCAAAGGAATGGCGGAGGAGCGTAGTTGAAGCATTTCGAGGTCTTCGGGTTTACCTTTTGAGCTTTTTGAGATTCCAGTATCAATTGATACTTTCTTGGTTGGGCTGATAATCTTCTCACCTGAAAGGATTTGATATGCACCGGTCAGAGCGTTTCGGATCTCGTTAGGCTGTAGTGGTCGGCGGGTAAATTCCTTGGCTACCTCGAGGCAGTAGTCATGTGCTTTCTCAAAGTCTGACTGATGGGTTGCCACTCGGAGGGTTAGTCGGGCAATAAAGAGATGATGGCCAAAGTCTCCTTGCGGGAGTCGGTCGAAGAACCCCGCCATATCTGCGGATAGGATAGCCATTAGTCCTTACTTTCCTCTTTTAGAAACTGAGCGATGTAGTCGGTAATTTTACCTATCGCCTGAGATTCAATCTGCTGAATAGTCTTTCTGTGAATCCCCGCCTTTTCCGCCAGTTCCCGTTGGGAGAATCCCTCGTGGTCGTCGGGTACTTTCTGAAGCATATTCTTCAGCTTGGCATCCACCGCCATCTTTTGGATGGTATTATCTGCCATCCTCCACACTCACCCATTCATCGATCATACCGCTTGGAAGTCCCGCTTCGGACACATGGGTATCACTTTTATCCGGCTCATATCCTTTCCTGGAAATATGGATTAGGGATGTGAGGACCTCGTGGGCATTCCCCCATCTTCTGATCGCCCATGCTTCGTTTGGGAAGCGGATGTCATCGAATACAATTGTTTTCTTCCCGATGTAAGGCTTGGCTATTTTATAGGCTATATCCACCCATACATTCGGATAAACTCTTTCCCTACCCCACTCCGTGCCAAGAGACTGTAAAAGTTTTCGGGCATTTAATTCTGCCGGAAATTGGGGGATTGGTTCTTCCTTAAAATTTAAATACTTTTCCCCAGGTAGTATGACCTTCAGCATTTCTTTTATAGGAGTGGCGAAGGATAGAATGACCGCTCCCTCGATTGTTTTGGCGTAGGTTGATTTACCCACGCCCTTCGGGCCGCATAGGCCGATAATTTTTGGTTTCATGATGTGTAGAATAGTGAGTCGATTAGTGTTAAAATGACTGCGGCGACGATGTAAAAAAACATCAGCGTTGCCAGGACGAACAGAACGAGAAATCCGATTGTTTCGAGGAGTTTCATGCGTGAACTACCTTATAAGTTGTTTTAGGTTTTGGCTTAGTTCCGACCACTGGTGGTATGTATTGAATCTTACCCTTCATCTTTTTATATCGATCATGCCTGTAAGTTCTCATAAACCCTCGCCGGCCATAGAAATTATTAACTCTACCAGTATCCTCGGTAATTCCTTGGCCGCTCATTATTTCTGCCCGAGGTAAATAAACCACTCGATTAATTGGAAGATTTGGGCGGCCTTTTACTTTAGGTTTCCCTCCAAACTTTAATTGCTTTTTTGTTATCCTCTTAGGTGTAAGTTTAGGTATCGATGCATAGATCAAAACCTTAAAGCAAAGGAATGCCATATCTACTAACTCGGAAAGGGTTTCATCATCTGTATCCTCTTTCAAAGTCTGCTTACTTATATTACCCTTAATCTTGAAAGTCAGCACTCCGTCCTCCTCTTGATTTGTATAGGAAAAAATTCCCATCCTTGTATATTCAAAATTAGGGAGCTTAAATTGTCCCTCGACAGCAGTTATTAATTGCTCAGGACTGGCAAGATTTAACAGGAAAGTACCTAATTTGGGGTCTTCAAAATAAAACTCTAAGGATTCATTTAATACGGGTAGTTCTTCAAATGTAATTTCTTGTAAATCAGTTTTATTAAGATCATCTGAAACTTCTTTTTGTACTACAATCTGCTCACCAAATTTAACATGATAGCGTTTTGAAAAAAAAGAAGTAAGGCCGATATGAGCATCGGTTTTACTCATCCAATTTCTTACAGCATATTCAAGGTTTGCATAATACGATTCCCATTCCCCATCTTGCACATCTGTGTAATCTAAATTTTTCAAAAATTTCATATCAATAATGGTTTTTAATTTCCCCCTCTGCCGCCAAGGGTAGCCCTGGCATATAGAGAGGTTCTTGTGTTAGTAGTTGGATCATTAAATCTAAAGCCGCCTGTCCCTCGTTCTCAGCCACTTCAACAGTTACGGAATCGTGGACATGAAGTACGATGGGCAATCCGGCGGCCTCTATTCTGAGGAGTGCATCCGCCATAATATCTCTCGCTGTCGCCTGAACTAGGTTCTCGGTAAGTAAGCCCCCATATAATTTCATCGCCCCTTGCCCTCTTACCTTCTGACCGGTCAGTTCCTTGCCGTTATCATTTACATTGAAATATCGGATTACATTCCCTGATCTCATGTGCATGACTGCACACTCGGGAGTCTGCTTGGCCACCTCTCGGATGTGGTCCTCACACTTCTTCCATAGCTCGACAATTTTAGGATTCTGATTTCTAAAATCTTTGACCTGTTTTCGGCTTTCTGCATCGGTCATCTTTAACTTTCCACCGGTCAAAGCCTGTGCCACTTGGCCGAACTTTTTTGGACCACAACCATAGCCCAATCCGAGAACACGGGCTTTACATAAGTGGCGAAGTTCGGGGGCTAAATCCTTCATTGGTTCATCCTCATTATAGAGTCCAGTCGCTCGGCCATGTGCCTCGTATAAGTCAATCCCGCCTCTGACCAAACCTAAGAAATCAAAGTCCCCGCAAAGATAGGCCAATACCCTTGGCTCGATTTGCGACAGGTCGGCAGAGACCATAACTCGGCCTTTACCAGGAGTCAGACATTTCTTGGCTGAAGTTCCCTCAACCTCGTCCCGAGGAATGCCCTGAAAGTTTAATCCACCCGCTCCACTCCATCTGCCGGTGTGCGGGGCACCGCAATATTTCAATCGGGTGGATATTCGATGATCGGGGCGGACTCGTAGGATCATGGCGGTATATGTTTTGTTCGCCTTGTTCGCTTTCCTCCACCTTGTCATCGCCTCGAGGATCGGAGCATATTGTGGATTACGAGCCTTCCATAAAAGTAATTCCGAATCGCCCTCCTGAGTAGACTTCGGAGGTTCGACATTCTGCATCTTCAAGTAGGCGGCCATTGCAACAGTCGAAGTGGGTTCACCTCCTCCTGGTCCTACCCAAGGGAGAAAAGTTTCAACCTCCTTCATTATCGCCTCAGTCTTATTTATATATTCCTGACAAAGTTTCTGATCGATTGCCATACCTCGGGATGCCGTCCTTCGGGTAAGTGCGGACAATAGAAATTCTTTTTCGGGGAAGGATATTTTCAGTTCATTATAAATGCGGATACACGCTCGGGAATCGCCAAGTGCATACTGCTTAAAAGATTCATTCTGTAGGATTTCTTCGGGGCGAAGTCCGCTCATCTCATTGCGGGCATCCTTGTTTAGTTCCTCGCCGAATAGTTCCTTATATGCTCCCGCCAATGCCCTCGGCAACTGATGCCAGCTTGCCATGTCCGCCGTACAAATCCATTCCTTTGGAGTGAACTGTGGCATCTGTCCCCTCGCCATTGCCATTCGACAGCATACCGAATCAAACTCGGCATTATGGGCGCAGATCGATTGTCCGTTTAGGCGGTCGACCGGTAAGTCCCTTGGATCTCCAACCCATTCAAATCCGTCATCGGATACCAGGCTAACAATGGTTACTCTGAAGTCGGGGTGCTTGGCATATCTGTCGAGTCCCATCGTGGCCACTGAGTAACTCTTCGACCAAACTGTTTCGACATCTAGGGCGATCAATTCCGATCCTCCTTTAAAATGGTTTCTGCGGACATTACCGCATTCTGCAAAGTCGGATATTCGAGGACTGGTAAGTCTGAATCAAAAGTCACCGCCCAAACCATTTTATCTAGGTCGAGGAGAATATCCGCCTGTCTGCTTCCCACCTTTACGACTACCTTCTCCCCTCGAGGTAAGCCAACTCCCATCTTATATTGTGTCTTCATTTCCTCTCCTTGATTGGTTTAAGCTCAGGTGCTACTGCCGGAGCCTTGGTTGTCATAATCGGCGTGTTATAGCCCTGTGGGTTGGTTAGATAGCCCTTGTGGTGAAGGGGCTGTTTAAGTTGTTTCTGCTGTTTTATTTTTCTCATCCATTTCCTTTTCTACCGCCTTAATAAATTGTTTCAGCGGGTCTTCATGCATCTTGCGAATGCGAGCATTTCCGATTTGTGCGGTTAAAATATCGAGCCGCTTATATGCTTCAGCTATTTGCTCCCGAGTGATCGCCATCTTTCTTTTTCCCTTTATTTCTGAAATCTAATTCATGCTTGGCTAGTGGGCGGACCCTCGGAATTTTAGTCCGAACGATCCGCCCATTTTCATAAGCCAGTTGGTTCTTCGTCCAAAAGAGATCGTAAGCCTGTTTGACCTCGTAGTGAAAAGTGTACCAGGCATCCTGATTCATTGTTTGAGGTATTTCTTTATTTCCTTATCAACCTTCCGAAGGTCAGCGGTAATCAGATTTAATACATACCTGGAGACACCCTGTTCCTGACTGTAGGATCGCTTTTTAAGAGCTTCCTTAATCACCTCGGGCATATTCACGCAGATATTAGTCTCCATCACCGAGTCGGGCAGAAGATAGCTCTTACTCTTGAATCTCTTCATCTTCTTCTTCCTCCTCCTCTTTTGGATTCCGCCATCCCTCTCCCCGCCTTCTCCGGCGGTCGGCAATGAGTTCGTCATGGTACTCGTCTGAAATATCCTCATCCATTGTTGGCATGGGTTCGGGGGTCATAGTTTTTTAAGGACCGCCAAACCGAGCAGATCGAACGAAAGACTTTCCATGCTTCGGATAATTCTTCGGGTGAGTATTTCACCACTTCAAATCTGCCCGGTTCGGTCGAACTGATAAAACAATTGGCTCCATGTACTCGAAGGTTCAGAACTTCATCTTCTCCCCAGTATGTCGCCGCATAAGCGGCAATCTGATGAACCTGAAAGTCGTAAGGAGACACTTTCACTCCTT